GCGGCCTGTGAGCATGAGTTTAATGGAACAACTTTTCAAGACGCAGACGCGCAACGATGGTTTGGCTCGATGGACTACGGCTCAAGCCATCCAAATTGCTTTCATCTATTCGCAGAAAACTTTGAAGGAAATGTTTTCACAGTTGGAGAGCTTTGGACTTTAGACACTGGCATTTCTGAAAATTCCGAATCCTTCCGCGATATGCTCCGGCTCCACAATTTAGAAGTTGGCGACTTGGATTTTATTTTTGCCGGCCAAGATATTCTAAAAACCGACCGCAAAACAAAAGATGACGGCTCAACGATTGCGACCGAGTATCAGGAAAACGGAATTACACTTACACCGATTCACATTAACCGCGTGAACGCATTTTCTCAAATGCAAGAACGGCTGGGCGATGTTGAGCGTGGAAAATTTCCGACGTGGTTTATTCACAAGTCATGCACAAATCTGAGGACTCAAATTCAAACAGCGCAATACGACGACAAAAAGCCAAACGACATCCTTAAACAAAATGCGGACAGAGAAACTGGGGAAGGTGGCGATGATGCCCTGGAATCCGCACGCAACGGAATTGTTGGAGCATATTCAAATCTTTTAACAGATTGCAAACCCGTTCAAATGGGTAGCTGGAAAGGAATGAGTCATCAGATTGAACAGGGCGGATATATTGACGTAGATGCGATTATTGCGGAATCAGAGGCGGCGGAGTTGGCGCGTCGTTAATCCAGCACATCCTTACTCTCACTCTTCCATCGCGCCGCACAAAAGTTTTTCTGGTGTATTTGTGAGACTTTACAAATTTAATTAAACCATCAACTTTTTTTGAATTGCTCATTCAATCGTCTCCACGGTGATTTTGAGTTTGGGAGGATGCGGACTTGTTAATTTCCTAATTTCATTCGCCATGACGTGCGGAATTGGAATCTCAAACTTCCCATAAACACAACCATCCCTAATTCCATTTGAACACATACCACTGATTTGAACTTTATTAATTTCGCAATTTGCTTCCGACGGAATTCCAATTAATTCAATTTTCATGCTCTAAATTTACCATAATCCAACCGCCTTAAAAATAAAATCCTTGCCATTTAGCAAGTATAAGCGTAAATGATTCTGAAAAGAATATGATTAAAATTATCGAACGTAAAAACGGCTCAATGATTTTCGTTGGATTTTACCAAAAGGATTTAGACGCGGAGGCTATTGCTGCGTTTGCTGAATCAGTTCAAAAACTTTGCGTGGACTCTCATAATGACCGCGCCATTGTTGTTCCTGATGGCACGGAAGTTAAATCAATTCTTCAAGGCAAGGAATAACCTGTGAGCAACATCGTTAAATATCACGGCGTAAGGGCGATTGTTAAAACTTCCGACGCCGCACCGACAATGACATATGAGCAGGAGCGCGGGCTTTTAACCGAAATTCAGGCGCGGCTGTCAGGGCTTGGCGAGCCGCCGCAGCTTGGCTACCGCGTCACGCTTGCCGACATTCAAAAGGCGATACGGATGTCCGAGATTGGTGAGCCGTATTATATGTTCGCGCTTTTCCGCGACATGATTGAGAATGACCCGCATTTGTCCGCAGAGATTGGCAAGCGGGTCATGTCATTCATGGGGCAGAACGAAACGATTGAGCCATTTGACCCTGACAATAAAGACGACGTTATCGCCTGCGAATTCATCGAGGACATCCGCGAGAATTGTGAAAACTGGCGCGAAGGAATGGTTCACTTGGCACAGGGGCATATCTGGCCGGTGTCCGGCGTGGAAAAAATCTTTACCCGCGTTGAACCGGAAGACGCCTATAAATTCCGTCATCCGACACAATGGAAACTTCAAAAACTTCATCCGATACCGTGGCCGCTTTACACCTACAAGATTGCCTATTGGTGGGGAGCGTGCGCCGGTTCAATGCCGGGAATGGGTCAGACCCCTGGTGGATTTACCGTTGGCACTGGCGCAATGCCGATTAATAATCCTCCCGGCAATTCCACCTATCAGCCAAAGATGGCTTCCGACAATGGGGTTTATGTTTGGAATCCGCAAGACTGGCACGCTGATTTAAGATTTTACGGGACGCTTTCAAATGGCTTGATTGATTGGACGCTTTCCATGGGATACAAGGCAGACAAGGCGCGGCACGTCATTCATTCCGCACAAGTCGCCACAAGCGGGATGCGCGAAAACTTTGGCTCAATTCTTCGCTCGTTAATTCCAATCTGGTTTTACAAACGCAACCTTTTAGATTGGTGTCTGCGTGGCATTGAACGCTACGGCTCGCCGTTTGCGATTGCGAAAGCGAACATCAATAACAAAAATGTTTCTGATTTGCTGACAAAGGCTTTTGACCAAGCCAGCAAAATCAATGCGTTGCTTGTGCCGAATGGGACAACGGTTGATTTGAAGGAGATTCAGACTTCCGGCATGGCCGATGGGTATTCAAAGATTATTGAATTGCTGAATACGGAAATGACTAAGGGGATTTTAGGCCAAACCCTTTCCACGTCGTCAAAAGGTTCTGGCATGATGGGCGGTTCGGGCGTTGCTGATTTGCACAGCGACGTTAAAGAGGAGTGGAGTCTGTTTGATAAGCGCAGTTTCTGCGATATGCAATGGCAACAGATTTTTGAGCAAGTTTTGCGGATAAATGGCTACAAAGGCCGTTGCCGTTCTGTCCGTGGCGGTGTCAGCGCAAATCAGCAAGCAATGCTCGCCAAGACCCTGCAATCGCTTTATCTGTCCGGCGTCCGAGTCAAGGCCGAGGAGGAGCAAAAGCTGACAAATACATTTGGATTTAAGATGGAAGTTTTTGACCCGTCAGAGCAAAAAGAAGATGCCGATGCGAAGTCTAAAACCGACAAAGCGAAAGCCGACCATAAGAACAAAAACAAGGGGGTAATTCCGTGACAGTCGATACTTTTAATGCAGCCAAATTGCTTGGCAAGAGCTACCGGACAGTTTTAAGGTGGCGCGAGCAAGGGCGGATTAAAAAGGCGTGGCGAGCCTCTGGCGAACGACAAAGGCAGGACGTGAAACAACCGCCGTGGCAATTTGACCGGGACGAGATTTTAAGTTTGAAAAATGCAAGTAACGCGAGATGAATGGAGTCCGTTGTTTCAATCCCTGAAAGACAAGGTTTCAGCGGATGCGCGAAGGGAATTGCTTTTCAAACTGATTAACGAGATTCGGTTTATCACGCAACAAAACTTTGGAACTTCTGGAATTGATAGGCCGATGCCGTGGCAAATTCTCTCGCCAAACTACGCATGGGAAAAGAAAAAGGGGGACAGAACGCCGACGCTGATGCTCAAAGGCGATTTAATCCGTGGATTCAGAACTACCGTTGGCGATAATTCCGCTTCATTAACCAACGTGTCACCCTACGCCGATGAACATCAATTTGGAGTTGGCTACAAGAATCTTCCTGCTAGGCCGTTTTATCCAATCAATGAGGATGGCTCTTTAACTCCGTTTGCGGAGAAGTCGCTGGCGGAAGTGGTGCAGAAGCATTTCAACGCCCAAAGTTAATAGTTGTGAAGTTGTTCCATTTTTGTTGAAGTGTCATTTCCGAATCGTCGGAATAATACGATTTAAGAAATTCTGCAAGGCGTCTTGAGATTGGAAGTTTGAAGTAATTAACCGCATCCGGCTCTTGAATTTCGGGCGGCTCCCGCCCCATAAATTCCCAATCCGGCTCCGCAAACTCCTTGTCGTCATCCATCATGTAAGAAATCTCCTATTCAACCAAAAACATTTCCTAACGTTGGCGCAAACAGGAATAAAGGCAAAATGCCAGCGTTTATCCTTAATGCAAAAAGTTTTCCAGAAAGTGAATTTCATTGGATGATGGTTGCATTTGCCAAAAATGTTTTATTTCCAATAGTGACTGTGCATCCCTCAATTATTTTAACCCGCTTCACTACATGACCATCGTCGGATATTTTCTTGCGGTTTATTGATGTTGAGTTAAACGGTTTCTGCAAATCGTAAAATCCCCAAAGTTTCCGCTCCCAAGCGGCGGCAATCTTTCGGATTGTGGCGGATTCTTTTTTCATTGAATAAAAATATCTTTGGACACTTCGCTGAAAATAATCACGCCATTAAAGATTTGGCGTTTGTTGCCGTTGTTGACGACAACCCGTAATCCCGTTGGCTTTCTCGTCACGTCTGCGCTTGTGCCTTCAACGATTTTTGCGGCTTCGGTATTGGGTAGAAAGATGGCGAATTTTTTCATTTCCGAAATCTTATCATGCAAAACCACATAAGCAATACACCCCATAACGATTGAAGTTTAACTAATTCAAAAGAAAAGTGGATTTTACAAAGTTGGACATAAATAAGGTTTTTAGTTGCGGGAACCATTAGCTGCGATTATTTGTCCCATAGTGAAACGAGACACAATTCAACTTTACGGCGCGATTGAGAAGTTTGACGCTGCCGCTGATGGTTCGTTAATGGTGTCTGGTATTGCCTCGACGGAAGCCGTGGACGCAGATGGTGAGATTGTAACAGCGGACGCGATGCGGAAGGCTCTCCCCTCTTATCTCCAATGCGGCACAGTCCGCGAAATGCACCAACCGATTGCCGCCGGCAATCCGATTTCCGCTCATGTTGACGACGACGGAAAAACCCATTTCACCGCGCACATTGTTGACGCGGGAACGATTGCCAAGATTAAGGCGAACGTCCTGAAAGGCTTTTCCATCGGCGGCAAGGCGATTACGAAGGTTGGCAACAAAATCACCGAAATCCTTTTGAAGGATATTTCCGTCGTTGACCTTCCGAATAATCCTGAATCCTTTTTCACCGTCATCAAGTTTGACAAGGCTGCTGACGACAAAAAACACAAAGACGACTGCGATTGTGACGACTGCAAAAAATCCAAAAAAGAAAAATCTATGAGTGCCGAACTTATTAAAAAGTTTGACGACTTGGCTGCTACGGTTGCCACGCTCGCCAAGTCTGTTGAAACCCTTTCCAAGCAAACCCCGCCCGATTTGACCAAGATGGAAAAGTCACTTGGCGATTTGGAGAAACGCGCTACGGAAGCCGCTGCCGCCTTGGTTGAACAGGAGCGCACCAGCCTGATTTCCAAGATGCAATCCGAAGGCCGTGTGATTCTCGGCGAAAAGGGACTCGGCACGAAGGTTGAGGATTTGCAGAAGATGGATTTGCCGTTGCTCAAGGCTCTTTCCCGCAACGCGCAGATTTTGCCGACTGTCGCCAAAGCGACTTATTCCGGCACGGGCAATCCGCCGGAAGTCCAGTTCACCAAAAAGGACAAGGACGGCAAGGATGTCAATCTTTCCGGTTCGGAACTGATTCAAAAGGCTTGGGGCGGTTTGACCTTGGAAAAAATGATGGCCGCTGGAACGACTGCTAATTTAACCAAATAATTTTATGGCTGCTAATCAATTTCTCACCATCAAAGACATCGCGGCTCTTGACCGCTTGACCGACCCGGCCAGCGTTGGCTTGGTTGATAACATCGTCAACGTCGTTCCTGAATTGGACGTTGTGCTTGGCCGTCCGATTCCCGGCATCAGCTATGAAGCTACGATTTTGACTGCCATTGGCAGCAACGGCGGTTTCCGTAAAATCAATTCCGGCAATCCGTTTTCCTCGATGAGCATTGACGAAAAGCGGTTCAACTGCTTTCCGTGGGACGCTCCTTTTTCCGTTGATGAAGCCTTGCTGATTAAAAAGGCTGGCGCGGGCGAGGCTCCGGCGGAAGTGCTGGAAACCTTTGCGACTTCCGGCGCACGTCAAAAAGCTCTCGACATGAGCGCACAGTTTTATCTCGGCTCGCTTGCTGACCCGCTTGGGCCTCCCGGTCTGATGGATTTTCTCGTCACGCAGCGGACGCAGATTGATTCCCGCACCGGCTTGAAAATTGACCAAGTGATTGATGCTGGCGGCACGGCGGCTGGCAAGTGTGAAACGATTTGGTTTATCAAGCAGGGGCCGCAAGGCGTTCATTGGCTCTTTGGCAATGGCCGTGGTATCACGATGAATCCTTGGGTGCGTCTGCCGGGTATGCCGTCGCCGGACTCGACTCCCGCGAATCCGCGTTATCAAACCGCGTGGCGTTCCAATATGTTTGGCTACATCGGAACGAGCATGGCGCAGTATCATGCGGTTGGCGCGATTATCAATGTTGATGTCACCAACGGCACGACTACGGCGAACGGTCTTTTCAATGATGCTCAAATCGCCAAGCTGTTTGCCAAGTGGCCTATCAGCATGAAGCCCGATATGGCTTTCTGCACGCAGAATGCGGCGGCAATGTTGCAGCAACAGCGCACCGTCACCAACTTTGTGAGCGGCGGAAGCCGTGAATGGACTGGCGCGGCAGCTCCGATTGCGGCGTTCCCGACGCACCTGCCCACGATGGGTAACATTCCTTTGATTGTCACCGATGGCATCCGTCCCGGAAACCAAGTTGTCCTTTAATTTAAATACCATGAAAAAAATTCTTTTAATCTGCGCGGCGGCTACGTTGGCTGTTTCCGCTTTCGCAACTGGCAGTGTTGGTGTTAATCCTCCGCAAAGTGGAGTTATCACCGTCACGAATGGCGCGCAGTCTGTCACGAACACGTTTGCGTATCCGTTTCAAACAACTCCGGTTCTGGTTGTTTATTGCAATGCCACTAATGGCACTCCAGTTACAAACAACTTTGTCACCACAACGAATTTTGCGATTTCGTTTCCGGTGGCAGGAACGAATGACGCTTATTCGTGGCAAGCTTATGTTGGCGGGACTCGGATGCAATCTGGCTCGGTTATTTCCGGCGGCGGCACGAACGTCACGGTAACATTTGCGAACGCCTATGCCGTTGCTCCGGTAGTTGTGGTTACTGGCAATTCAACCAATGCCGCAAACACGATTGGAATTCCTGCTATCACTACTACGAACTTCACGATTTTGTCCAACGGCAATTCGACGAATCAATGGATTTCAGTTGGCACGGTGTATAATCCTCCGAGTGATTACACTGGTCAAAATCCGCGCAATAACACTGTGATTTACTAATCTTATGGCACGAATCATCACCAAAGAAGACGAAGCGCATCCGGCGCATCCGGCCTATAAAAAGGCTCATGCCGATGTCGCTGCTGAAAAGCAAGTCAAAGTGCCGGAACCTTTGAAGGAAGAAAAGCAAGTCAAAGTGCCGGAACGGAAAAACGAAACCAAACCTGAATAAATTTTATGTCACTTATCAATGTTGCTGTTCAAGATGCTGCGCTGTCCATTGCGCAGGCTCTCCCCGCCGCTGGCGCAAATGTCACCACGCCGATTCTGGATTTGCAAGCTGTTGCGCCTAATTCAAACGCTTGGCGTTTGGGGCGTATTCAGGTTTCTGTGCCGGCCCTGCCTGAAAATGTTGGCGCGGGCATTACCATTGCCTTGCAAGCTGCGCCTCCGTCGCTCGTTGCTGGCGCGGCGTCCATCGCTCCTAATTCCGCTGTTCCCGGCGCGTTTGTGACTCCGGTTTGCGCCCAGACAGTTACGATTGCTGGCGTGGCTGGAGCCGGCTCTGCGGCTCAATACGCTTACTTCACGCTGGCATTTGATTCGACTGGTTCAACGTATCAGTTTTATCAATTCGTTATCACGACTCCCGCTGGCACGGTTACGGTTGGCGAGATTGTGAACATTGGCTGGATTAACGGCTAAACTTGTGTGTTCAATGAATTTGACAACGGATTTTATGACGGAGCGGGATTAGGTTATCCCGCCCGTCAATCCCTTGTCGGATTCGGTTTTGACCCTGACTGCTACATTTCCACGGCTCAAATTGCTCCGTCTGCTTACGTTTCGCAGTCTTTAATCATCGCTAAACTTGGCGGATTAAATCGTTTAATTGAGGCTTGTGATGATTCACAGCCGCCGGTTGGAAGTTTAAATCCCGTCAATCCGCCGAATAATCCAGCGTATCTTACTTATCAGGCGGTCATTCAAAATGTCGTTACGGAGATTAACGGCTACCTTTCTTCCATTTATCCGCTTCCGTTGGTGCAAACTGGCACGATTGCTGTTTTAAGAGTGTTGACAGTTGATGATGCTGGCGCGGTTTTAACCTTTGAAATTCTTGAAGGAGGAAATTATGCTGTCGCCCCAAATGTTGACCAAAGTCCCGTGTATCTACGGCACATTGACCCGCTGGCAAATTCCTATTGGTTCGGCCAAGACTGGCAACAGTGTCAGAAAGGTTCTGGATTTAATATCACCGTTGCCTATCAAGACCGGAATTATTCCGACGAAAGCGGCCAAGTCTTGCAGGCGCAAACCATAAATGGAACGCCAGTCATTGTTTCTGGAGGCTTAAATTACAAATGCGGCGATTTGCTGGTTCTGACCGGTGGACAATCCTTCGTTCCCGCAAAGATTCGTGAGGCAGCTTTAATCCTTATTTGCCATTCATTTTACCAACGCCGTCTCGCGCCTGACGAAAAGAACATTTTTGAAACGCTGGCAAAAATGTGGCGCGATAAATTGACAAGCATTGGCGATGGGGGAGACGAGCAGCTTGACGGCACTTACAAGCGGTTTTATTCCGCTGGCCAAAGCTGGAATCAGCAAAGCGTTTTGTTTGGAGCAAATTCATTGTGAGCGCGATTAAAAATAAATTGCTGGCGATGCAAGCCTTGCTTGATGGCAAGATTGATTCTGCGCCGTGCTTCATCGCATCTGATAAGGTTCACGCTTGGGAGATTCTTAAAAATCGTCCCGGCACGGCCAAAATTGCCGTTGGCTTTGGACGTGAAGATGCCCGCGTTAATTTCCCTGGCGGTGACATCACGGGCAGGGTTAATCAATACTTTTACGCCACAATCTCACGCGGTCGCGGACTCGCACAAAATCGCTCTGACAATTTGATTTATGGTGCAGGCGGTGGGAAGCCGCTGTTTGAATTGGCGGAAATCATGCGTGATGCTTTACGCGCTATCCGCTTTAATCCCGTCAATGACGAGCGTCCTGATTATATCGGGATGGCCGAATGGGATTTGCAGACTTTTGGAATAGACGCCTACGAGGTTCGGATTTGGGTGGGGACTCAACTGCCGATGGAGCAACCGATTCAATTAAACCTAGAACCACATTAAAATTATGAGTGAAAATGCTGAAACTGTTCCCGCGCCGACGCCGGACGAAGTGAAATTGCAACAGCGCAAAGAGCGCGAAGCCAAAATCAATGCCCGCATTGAGGAATTAAAAACCTTTGAAGGCAAAACCTTTGTCCGCAATGACGGAACTGGACTGCCCGTCATTGTCAAGAAATACGCCGGAATGTTTTTGAAGGAAGGCCGGATGATTTACACCTTTGAAGTCGAAACTCCCGGCCATGCCGCTTGGAAACCGTCCGCGACTGATTTTCTGGCGGAGTATCACGTTATTGAATCCGCCGCAACCGCAACCGAAGTTGAACCTTATTAAAATTTATGACAACCGCTGGCAATGACGCGACTCTTTGGAGTCCAAACTTTCAGGTTTATGGCAATTCCTACATCGTCTGGGGGACGGAAGGAATCATGGGCAATTACATCGTCCTTTCCGCCAGCGAAAGCCAGCGGATTGAAGAGATTGACATCATGCAGGGCGCAGGCTTTACGGCCATTGTCGTTTTACTGATGGACGGTAACGACGTTGACATTGAAGTGATTGACGACACGTCCATCACGCCGCCGACGATTGCTGGAAATCCGTATTTGTTGGTGACTCCTTATGGCACAATCCCGATGTTGCTTGTCGGAAATTCTGCCAACCAAGCTCCGAAACGTGAAGGTCATCGCAGCTTCAAATTCAAATCGTTCACGGCCATCAGCGGCCTCCACATTCTGGTTGGAATCGGTATGCTTGCCATGTCATTTTTTAATCAATGAATATCAGGGCCAACATACCAGACATGAATTTGATTGGTGTTTATTCCATTATAAACACAGTCAATGGGAAGCGGTATGTTGGCAGCACGGCGATTTCATTCTCTGCCAGATTAGGTCAGCATGAGGTTTTACTTCGCGCCGGCAAACATACTTCCCGCCATCTTCAATCTGCTTGGGTTAAATATGGTGCGGAATCGTTTCAGTTTTGCGTTGAAGAAATTTGCGATGCTTCAAACGTCTTAATCCGTGAACAGTATTTTTTGGATTTTTACAAATCATACAATGATGAATTTGGTTACAACATTTTGCCAAAGGCGGGGAGCCATTTAGGCGCAAAGCGCACAGACGAATCAAAAAAGAAAATGGGAAAATGGAAAAGGACAGCGGAACTTGGGGCTAAAATTTCTGAAGCGTTAAAGGGTCGCAAGCTGTCACAAGAACACGTTGAGAAAATGCGCGGCAGAAAGTTCTCGGAAGAAACCCGCGCTAAAATGAAGGCTGGACACGCTCGCGCAAGAAGCAATCCAGAAGTCATTGCGAGAATGGCTGCGGCTCAAAAAGGTAAAAAACATTCTGCCGAACACATTGTTAATCGTGTATCTAAAGTGATTGGAAAGAAACATTCTCCTGAATGGATTGAGGCAATTCGCCGTGGAAATGTTGGTAAGAAAAGAAGTGAAGAATCAAAATCCAACATTCGCGCCGCGCAATCAAAAAGAATTGAATCATTAAAGAAAACTGTCGCTTTGCGAAAGATGGCTTTGGCATTAAATTAATTTATGAAAACCATTGGCGAGATTCAGGATTACAAGCGCAAATCGCATCATCCGTTGACGATTGATGGGCGAAATGTTTTGGAACTTGCCAGCGAAGACCCGCAAGCCGCGCATCGCTTGGTTGCGGAAACAGTGGACAAACTCGGCGGTCATCGCGCTTTGTTTGATTATCGCAGTCGCCAAAGCTGCATCCGTCAGGCGATGGCTAAACCCTTGCCGGGGGCGAGTGATGCGATTTTGAAAGATTCAATTCAAGTTGGCTCGCGTTCAATTCGTCCCGTCGTCCCTGTCCACTTCGCCGTTTTGCAAGGCTTGGATTCTCCGCTGCTTAAATTGATTGCCGATGCGACGGCGAACAAAAAGGCGGATTTGGTTAATCCAACGCAGGAACAGAAATGGGAAATTTGCCATGTGTTCACGGAAGACCCTAAAACCTTGTTTAAGGCGTTCAAGTCGAAAGGGGCTGACTTCATTCGCGAACAGTCTGCCGACGCTGTAGGGATGACTTGGGATGCGTCAGAGGTAGAGCTGGCAATGCCCGCCATCATGGAGCAGTTGAAGCGGCATATTGAGACAACGGTTAAATTTGCGGCAGAGATGGAGGCAAAAGGTGATGTCAGTTTTTTTCGGGAGGAAAAGAGCGAAGTCTTGAAGCCATCGGCGTAGGCTGGCTTTTGGAATACGTTGCGCGGTATCGCAAGTATTATCCCGCCGATTCGCGGGAAGATGTTTGGTGCGAAATCGCAATGGCGGAAGGCTACGCCATGATTGCGGCAGCGATGTCTTTGGATAGTTGGCTTCAATTCTCTGGTATAAGCATCTCTGATGGCGCATACTTGCGCCAAGAAGTTGAAAGAATAATGAAAGCCAAAAAACCGTGAGCAACTACGTTTTATCAATCCAACTCGAAGGCGCGGACAAAGCCGATGCCGCGCTGGATTCGTTGCTTGCCAAAGTAGGAAAACTTTCTTCCGGTTCGGTTGATTTCAGTCTCGACAAAGCGATTGATGATTCTGGCATTTTGAAGTCTGGCGAAGGCATGGGCGAGGAGCTTTCCAAGGGAATCAAAAAAGGCGTAAAGAAAAACCTTTCTGGAAATTGGCTTGGACTAACCGGCGAGTTTGGGGCTGCGGTTCAAAGGGCGGTTTCGCCATTAAATAAATTTTGGGAAGACGCTATTAAACGCGGTCAAAAAGGATTGCCAGAACAGCCGATGCAAGGGCCGGATTTAAGTGGTGATTTGCGTCGTAAATTTTGGAAAATTAAAGGATTGCCAGAACCGGGAGGCAAAGATTTATCTAAAATTTCCAATCTTCCATCTATTGAAGATTTGCAAAAGGGGATTATTAAAGGATTGCCAGAGCCGGGAGGCAAAGATTTGGCAAAGGTTCAAATGCTTCCCGATATTGGCAAGATTTTGGAAGATGAAGCTAAAGCGAAAAAACTTGATTGGGGCAAGATTTTTACAGGGGTTGCGCTTGGTTTTACCAATCCCTATATCGGTTCCCGTGTTTTGTCTGACGAACTCGGCAAGAAATTAAACGCAAGTGGCGGTGGTATTGCCGGTGGATTATTCGGCAAAGGCGGCATTGCCGGATTCTCTGAAATTTTTCTGGCGTTTAAGTCGTTCAAAATTGCTGTTGATATTTTCAAATATGCGGCAAGGCTTTTTAATGGCGCAGTTAAACAAGCCGACAAATTTTATTCTAATGCTCTACAAAACGGAATGGGAGCCGGATTCTCAATTCGCCGTGGAACATTAGCTCAAATTATGGGCGTTAGCGAACAGGATGTTTTTCGCTTTGGCGCACAGATGGCTTATTTGAATCCTAAAATAGAATGGGCATCAAAGATTTTAACGGAAACAAACAAGCCACTTACGGAAGTTTCTTGGAACATGAAGGTTTTGAAACTGGATATTTCCGCAATGGTTTCAAAACTTGCCAATGACGCGGCTCCTGCCGTTTTAAGATTTGTCGAATCACTGGACAAGCTGGTTAAATTTTTAGGAAATAACTACAAATTAATTACAGACCCTACTGGCATTAAATCTGAACAGGAAAAATACAAAGATGCCGTAGCTGTTGCAAATAAAGCCACCGGAGGGGCTGGTATGCCATTTACAGACCAGCGCAAATTATGGAATGACGCGCTTAAAAATGCGTTGGCTTTAGGTTCTAAGGTTCAATCTGGTATGCCATCTACTGAATCATGGATGAAACAACTTCCCGCGAGTCATTGGGAGAAAATGGGTTTGATTATGGGGCCGCAGTCGCAGAATTACGCCAAGCAAACTGCTAAAAATACCGGAGATATGGCAAAAGGAATCGCCATTATTGCCAAGCATTATATTGGCAAAAACGGAGCAAATTTAGGAAATTTCGGAATGAGTCCAAACGTAGCGCAACCATGAAAACTTTAATTCAACCACAAGTCACCGTTGCCGAAGACGGCAAGTCCGCAACTATTGTTGTTCAAATTGTTGATGTTCCATTTAACGCGTTGCTGACAACCCGCGTTTCGCATGGACATTTGAATCCTGACAACATGGCGCATCCGCGCCGGATTCAATCTTCAAACCAAGCGGTTTTTCTGGAAGCTCCCGGCGTCAAGGTGGCAATGCCAAATGAAACGATTGCGGCGATTTTTGCGGCCATTGAACCTAAAACCACATTCGCTCCGGTTCTAAAAAAAGACAAGGATGGCTCGATAAAAGTAATCAGCGAAACTCCGGTTAAATTGCAATGGCAGGTTTCTGATGATGGCAAGTCATGGACAGATGTTGCGGGTGCAAATGCGCCTGTATTGCAATCTTGTAACATTAAACCGGGACAGTGGAAACGATTAACCGCCACAAACGCCGCTGGAAAGCTTGAAAGCAAGCCAATTCAAATTCCTCCCGTAAAATAATATGTCATGGGTTTTACCAGTTGGTTTAGATTCCGCCGATGGCGAGACATTGTTGCCAGCGCAACCGATTGATTCCGGCGGAGCTCCGCGCATTGTTGGAACTCCGCTACCGACTGCCGACTTTCAAATTTGGGGAACGAATGGCGGTTATTTTGTTCAAGAGCAACCCGGTTCACCAAGAATTGAACGCGCCGAACAATGCACTTGCGAGCATCGCGTTAAAGTGGACAAGTCGAGCGGGCTTTATTATTTCGCCAATATGCCGCGCGGAACGGTTGTCACTGATACTGGCGCAAACATTTGGCGAATCCTTCTCTGCGAATATGAGCGCGAGTCTGACTTGTGTGTGACTTTGCATTACGTCATGGAGTCGCTTTCTTTTGACTCTCCGCTAGATGATTTCAGTATTCATGCAAGTTCGCTGGACTTAAATATAATCAAATATCCGCGCTATTGGCGTTGGCTTTGTCCTTACGCTGGCGATAGCGCGACAATTTCAATTAATGATATTCAAGTGTCCATCACGATTTTGAAAGAAGCGATTATTCGCATGATTCAAAATTACATTGAGTCGCCTTTCTTTCCGACGCAAAACCAGACAAACAGTCTGATTCAGGTCAACATAATCAACGCACTTAATACCGGCAGCTTTCAATTTCATTATGCCAATCCGACGTTTAAACCGGACAAGAAGATTGTTGACCCAGTAGTTTGGAGCGGAAAAAATTCAGACATTCCAAGTCTTAACAATCCGAATTGTGCCTACTATTTGATTCCAAGCGATGCTGCGTATGCACAAGACGACCCGGACACCGGCCCGATTCACATGGCGATTGCCGCCGCGAAGGAATTGATTTCAAAACTTTGGCGACAGGAAGACACGCCTTATTTGGTTGGTTATGACGTTGTTTGGACTCAATACTTTTTTCAACCTGTCTGGCTTAATCCCGGCGGTTATCAAGAAGACCCGCGCGATTGGATTCCGTCTTATTTCATGTCCCCCGGCTTGAATTGGCCTCCGACTAATTTAGGCGTTATTCCAGGGGGCGACCAAACCGCATTGCCGACTTGGCAACCGGGAACCGGCAATGCTGATTCGGTTGCCGGTGGAGATATTGGCGACGGCAGTATTTTTGACCAGCTTGTTTCCATTAACCCGCAATCTTATTCCAGCGATGGAACCACGAATGGCGATTTAGTTCTGTCCAGCTTGCGTGAGGCGGATGATTTTGATTATGAGCGGACATGGTTCAAAGTTCCGCACAAGTGGAAAGTTGCGCCGGTTGGAAAATGGGATTCCGACCTGTATCTTCAATATGGAGAAGACGCGCCGCAGCAAGTTTCTGACTTTAATGAAAATCCGATTAACGCCGCCGATATATGAATTTTAATGCGCCAGTCGGATTAAGGCAGCGTTCGCAATTCAGCGAAGGCAGCAAATTGGCGTCATCGCGGGATTCGCGCAGCAATTCGCAGCTTTGGAAAAAGGCGCAAAATACCGACCGCCAAATGCAAGCGTCCATGCAAGCGTTGCAAAAAACTGTTGCACAAGTTTCAAAGCAACGACGCAAGCCTTTAGGTGGTGGATTTCCAGCGCAATCATTGCAAGACTTTCAAATCGTTTCCGATGGCGGGGATTGGTATAATTGCTATTCATTTGATGGCGTAACGGCTGACGGTGGAATTGTTAAAGTTGCCAAGCATCAAGAGTTGCGTTGCATCCTGCCAACCGCAGACCCCGCTGGTGGTGCATGGCCTTCAAAAGAAATTCGCGGCGTTACCTACGCTTACACATATAACCCCATTGCCGGTGATACTGACGAT